TTGCCAGATTCATTTTTTGCAAAACGACCAATCTTTCTCTCTGATTTGCCTGCTACACCTTTAGTTGCAAGTCGGTTATCACAATATGCAACGCAGGTAAACCGTTGGCCATTACCCTTAATTGGTGTGACTCCGTGGACTTCGTTACTGTCTGCAATGATTACACTATTATCTGGTGCATCTATTGCAATACCGTATCGTGGAAAGGTTAGATAGGCTCCACCATATTCTCCCTCTCTCATGCAGCTCATTGTGGTCATGCCTGCATTTAAGTCTCCACTATCCACATGGCAGCTCATTTTAGTTGATTGTCCTACATGATATCGATTTGCTGATAGTGTTGTGAATATACCCTCACCAATACGATACTGTGGTTCTACATAGGTATCACAAAATGCCTTTTGTTTCTCGTAAACAGACTCATTTGCCTTACGAAATGCCTTTTCGTTATATATGGATATATCTTGTAATATCTCCCATTCTTTAGGATGGTCTTTTGTCCACCCAGAAGAGTCTATACCGCCCGTAAATCGTCCTCGTTTGTATCCTATCATAACAGAATGTATCTCATTTGAGTATGCAATCATACCCCAATTGCCGTTTTTGTTCTTTACCTGATAAGAGTTTGGTGAGCGAAGTTTGTAGTCTACATCCTTAACCAGACCTTTTTTCAACATATCTTTCTCAAGTATGGGCCCGGAACAGTTTGCACGCATCTTGGAGGTATCTTCAATATTCATGAGAACTTCTCGCACTTTACTATTCTCTGGATATGCATTTGTAATCACATATGCAAGAGGCACATCAGAACCATCCAGTGAAGTTACAGGTTTCATAATACCCATATCCTCATTTGTAACTTTAATCATTTTGTGATAAGCAGTATCATCTAGAAACTTGCCATTCCATTTAGAAAATGTTTTCTTTTGACCATGATCTACTTCTACTGTAATTTTATGCATTATGAGGCTCTAATATTTGAGTGTGAATTTCATCAGCAAGATATTTCATGCAAAGAGGAGCAACCATTAATCCCATACGCGCTTGTTTCTCATCGATTGTACCATGAAATTTGTAGTCATCCGGTAGAGACATAATTCGTTTTGCTTCAGTTGGTGTATATACACGATATTCGTCTGGATGCATATGATTTCCCCCCATAAATTTTGGTTGCAGTCCCTGCTCTGTAAGACTATGTGACGCTTGATTCCAAGGAACAATTCGTGACATATAATAAGAATGTTTCTCATTCTCTGGTTTGATGATACCATCCTGTATCTGTTTCCTAAACCAAGGTTTAACGATGTCATCTCCAATACTTATAACTCTTTCTTTATTGTTTATACCCTTTAGACCTAAACATGAACCAGAGCCAGGAAAATCAGGATGAGTTTCAAACCCATAAATCCAATGACCTTTAGAGCTATCTTTCATTAGTTGTGTTAGCTCTTTTGCTTCCTTTATATTTCTTGGATCATTTTTTAGATCATATATTGCATCATGTATGGTAGGTTCTACTTTACTTGGTTCTGGAAAAATACTGCTCAAGCACATAAATGGCATACCAATCTTGTCCATAACATCATCTCTTATCGATACGATAAAAATTCTTTCTCGTTTCTGTGGAACACCATGCTCGTGACCTTTAAGAACTTTCCATACTGTAGTGTAACCAAGACCTTCAAAATCTTTTAACATTCGTTGCAGATAGTCAGCTGCATACTCCATTGTAAGACCTTTTACATTCTCACATACAATAACCTTTGGCATTAATTCACCAGCAATACGAATCATTTCCCAAGTTAGGTCTTCGATGTTCTTCTGTTTCATGCCGTATGCCATCTTTTCCTTACCCCAACCAGCACGTTTACTGCCGGACATAGAAAAGGGTGGACAAGGTGGAGAGCCATCAAGTATGTCTAATTCATACTTTTTTATACCTGTCATCTCTATAATCTGCTGTCCAGTGACATTTTTAATATCATCACAGATATGTGGAGTTCCTGGCCAGTTTTCAAGATAAGTGTCTACTGCAACTTGCTGAAACTCATTTACAAAAAGACAATCACCACCAGCAAGTTTATATCCAGCAGATGATCCACCACCACCAGAAAAAAATGAAATATATGTAAATAGTTTTCGGGATGCACTTTTTTCTAGGTCATTCAATGTGTATCTAAAATATTTCATCCAAAAAAATCCTCTAACGTGCCTTGTGTACCATAACTACTGTCAATCAACCAATTCATCTTTTCTGTAATAAACTGCAATGGTTGAACAAAACTCTTATTGAATTGTTCATTATAATCTATTGTGCCCAAAATGTCAAGTTCCTTTGGAAACTGTGCCGGAAAAGAAAATGCACTTGCAGTATAGATGTTTGGTTGCTTTAGGTTGATAAACTTAATCTTGTCACCCTCTTGAATAAATGGATATTTGTTTTCTAGTTTGTGTTTTCTAATCAGGTGATTGTAAAGTATGGCTCCCTTGACATGAATTGGAGCGCCCTTTGCAAACAGAGATGACTCACCACTAAACTTCTTTACACCATTACAACTTCTAGGAAATGCAATCTCTTCTGGTGACAATTCCATAAACTCCTCACGAAACTTCTGTATAAAGGTATTTAGCATTTTCTCATCACCTGTCATAATGATGTTCATTGCACCCTTAATCTTGTCTCTGCATGGTGCAGGAGTCGAACTCTTCACCGCTTCGATACCCATCATCTTGAGTTTAGGGTCTTTATACCTTACACCTTCTATATCCCAACAGCTGAGAATGTATCGTTTCTTTGCAGTCCATATACCCTTGTCAGCAATCACTTCTCGTTTCATGACCATCTTCTGGTCATATGCATTTACCATCTTAGCAAGAGCTTGGTAAGATACATCAATAAATGGTTCAATTTTATTAGTGGCAATTTTATCCAGAAAATTGACGATGGAGTCTGTAGGTGGATTTCCATTTTTAAAAGATTTACGTACAAGTGCGTCAAAAGTAATGTATACTGAGTCCGTATCACTTGCAATAACGTAATCTTTGTTTTCAGTTCCAATAATCTTGTTGAGATAAATGTTAAGAGCCTTTTCGATCCATCGTATAGCCAACTGACCGCTAGTTGTAATAGCCTCAGCATTTCTAAGATTAAAATACCTAAACCAATTATTCCCAATAGCACCATACGCACTATTAAGGGATATCTTTTTGGCCAGTTGAATATTTTCATACCTTGAGATATCTTTGAGAAGAGATGGTTCTTTTGTATTCTCATATTCTTGTTTAGCCTCAAGCATAAGTTTTTTATATTTAACCCTGTCATTATAAATTGTCTCCATCAATTCTGGTAAAAATCCCCTCTTGTCCTTTCTGAAAAAAGCACCATTAGGGGCCATACAATAGTCTGTTTTATTAGTTATTTCACCATCAATAATTTTATCAACCATATCATCCGGCACTTCCTTATCTGATGGAATAAGAGTCTCTGGTGAAATGTTATATTGCATAATTAAGTGTGGATACAAACTATTCAAGTCAAAACTCATTACCCAATTGTGCATACCCACTTGAGGGTCTTTTACATACGCACCAGTAAATTGAGCGGGCTTTTCAGAATGTTTCTTTTGAGGTATTACAATATTCTGTTCTTTCAAATAATTGTATATAAGAATATCCCAATACCTAACTGAACCTAAAACATCGATATAGTTAACCTTACCATCATAAGCCATCGTTAAACAAAGTTCAATTAATTTCATCTTATCTTCAAGCTTATCAACAATCTCAACGTCTTGAATGTTGTATTCAATGAAGGATTGATAATCTTTTGTATACCAATCTTTAAATGTGTCGTATGGATTGCCTGCTTTCTGTTCACCCAATTCGACCTTTGCAATATGATCTAATCGATACGACTCTTGAGTTGTATATGTAAACTTGCGATATAAGTCAAAATAATCGAGTGCAGCAACACCTTGTATCGTATATGCTTGGTGTTGTCTACCCATCTTGTAAACGTCTTTTGAAAATACACTACCCCAAGGAGATAGACGTTTAATCTCATCTTCACCAAGTACGTTTTTTATACGATTACAAAGATAAGGAATATCAAAGAATTCTGTATTCCAGCCAGTGATAATATCTGGTTGATGCTTCTCCCAAAATATTAGAAACTCTTTAAGTAAATGCAATTCACTTTCACAATGAATATAGGTGATATCTTTACGATCAGTTGAAAATTCTCCAAGTCCGAAAACGACAATCTTTTTACTTTGATGATTTTTAACCGTGATGGAAAGCATTTCTTCCTTAGCTTCTTTTACTGAAGGAAATCCATTTTCACACTGAACTTCAATATCAATAGTAACCATCAGAATTTTATCTAAATCCCAATTAACAATTCCACTATAGGTATCAGAAATATAATTATAAGCAAATTGAGTATTACCATACACTAACTCTGGTTGACTCTTATGACTCTCAACCCATTCTTTAGCCTCTTTGATATTGTCAAATTCAATAGGTAAAACTGGAATGTTATCCAGCGTCTTATATCCTGTTTCTTGTTGTACAGGAGAAAAGAGAGTTGGACGATATCTTACTTTGAAGTTTTGACGTTGGCCATTGATAACAGCACGAATGAAAAGTTGGTTCCCCCATTGGAGAACATTTGTGTAAAAGTTCATATAAAGATTATAACACCTTTAGAGTTAATTGTCAAGGGTAAATTTAGCAGTTATTAGGTATTTTCTTTGAGGATTAATCATGACGTTTAGTTTATTCATAGCAAACCTATTCAGTAGAACTTCAGTGCCTAGTTCTGATCTATCATCCAAACCAAACATAAATTTGTAAGTACTACCAGCAAAAGACATATCTAATTGCACAACAGGCCTTTCATCCTTACCGCCACCAGTTTGAACTTTATATGTCTTTATTAAATTAGTAGTAATGGATTTGTCATTTAAACTAAAAGTAATTTTCTTTCCATTTATCTTTATGTTTTCAGCATGAAGAACAGATAACACTCCGTTTCCTGTATCAAATTTTGCTACAAGATCACCAAAAGGTTTTATTGTTACAACCTCATGATATCCACATTGAGTAGGAACAGTATATCTAACATTGTTGTCTTTAAAATGTAACATAATTTCTTTAACTATGTTTTTATTATTTGCTTCTTCAATACCTTCGGTGCCTGGCGATGAATTAACTTCAAGAATATGGGGTGAGTCTTTCTCTGGATTTTTTGAAGCAATAAAATCTACAGCGGTAAGAATACCACCAACAGCTTTAGCAGCTAATAGTGATTGTTCTATTTCTAATTCTGTAAGTTTATATGGTTTAATTTTAGCACCTTGAGAATAGTTACTTCTAAAGTCACCCTCTAAAACTTCTCTTCGCATAGTGGCAACTACTCTACCATCCAATATCATAACTCTTACATCAAAATCTGTTTTAATATATTCTTGAATTAATATATCAGCTTGTGAGTCTGACTTAAATATAAGTTGAATAATAGAATTTAATGCTCTTTCAGATTCAATGAATAAAACACCAACACCCTTTGAGCCTCTTAAAGTTTTAAGTATGATAGGAAATTGGGTATCTAGATTTTCAAATGATTTTTCTATAGAATCTGCATCTGAAACTAAAACAGTTTTTGGTTGATTTAAACCATAATCTCTTAAACGAATATAACTTCTATATTTGTCAGCAGCAATAGAAATAGATTCTCTACTATTAACACAGCAAACACCAAGTCTTTCAATTTCACTAATTAAATCTAAAGAGCTATCTTTAGATGGTGTTCCTCTGAAAAATACTACGGTAGAAGAGTCAATCTCAAATCCTTTATCATCATCTTTAGAATGTATAGTGGTAGTACCATTATCATGTTTTAAATAACTACCAACAAAAGAAATAATGTAATGGGGAAAATTTAATTTATCAGCTTCTTCTTTTATTCTTCTAGAAGTAATAGACTTATCGCCATGTTCTACAGAAAGAACCACAATGCGGTAATTGTCTTCTATTTCTTCTTTAATAAAAGATTTAAACTGTTCCATTAAACTTCTTTCTTTTTACCAATATTATACTTAGTCTCTAAAGTCCATTCCTTCTTCTCAGAAAATGAGATTACCTTGATTTGGCTTAAAGGAGCAACTTCACCCAAGTCTGATATAATAGAAACTAATCCCCAATCACTAAGAAGTTTGGAGATTGTATTTCTTCGAGCAATATCATTATCAGATAGATTAGTATTCTTACCATCAAGAGCAAATAATTCCTTAAAGTGAACTATGTAATATTTACCTTGTTTGTGAAGTATATGGCAAGATTGATATAATTTTCTTTCTTTTCTTGAAGCTACACCAATACGTGAAAGTGTCTCACGAACTTTTAAAAAATCGTCAGGTTCATTTAACCCAACTTCTAACATATGCTCCTGTGTCCAATTAACTTCTTCCATTTTGTTTTCCACCTTTATTTAATTTTTGTTTTATGGTGGCGATTTGGTCATCATTTAGTATAGTAAGAGCTAC